CAAGTCACCAACGACCAACGCCAAAATCGACCAAGTGGGAAAGTAATCCCCGCTGACGATAAGGCGGATGTTGAGGTGGCTGAGATTTTTAACGGCATGGTGCGTCACATTGAGTATATGTCTGACGCAGACGTTGCATACGACACCGCTTGTGAGAACCAAGTGGCGTATGGCGAAGGCTATATCCGGTTACTCACCGAGTATGAGAGTGCCAATTCGTTTGATCAGAACATCAAGATCGGGCGTATTCGCAACTCTTTTTCAGTCTACATGGATCCAACGATCCAAGACCCTTGTGGGTCAGACGCCCAATGGTGTTTTGTAACTGAAGACCTCATGCTTGAAGACTTTGAGCGTATGTTTCCGGACGCACAACCTGTGTCGTCCTTACAAGCGCAAAGCGTGGGCAACGAATCCTACGCACCGTGGTTAAGCGTAGACACCATTCGGATTGCTGACTATTACTACGTTGAGCATGAGAAAGCTACACTAAACTTGTACTACGGAAATGTTAGTGCCATGAAGGGCTCACCTGAAGACCAACAGATGGTTCAGATGGGCATGAAACCAATCAAAAGCCGCGCGGTTGACATTAAAAAGGTCAAACATTGCAAGATTAACGGCTTTGAGGTGCTAGAAAGCAACGATTGGGCGGGCGATTGGATTCCGGTTGTGCGTGTGGTTGGCAACGAATTTGAGATCGACGGGCGCATTCATGTGTCGGGCATTGTGCGTAATGCCAAAGATGCACAGCGGATGTACAACTATTGGGTAAGCCAAGAGGCTGAGATGCTCGCTTTGGCACCCAAAGCACCGTTTATCGGCTACGGCGGACAGTTTGAGGGTTATGAAACTCAATGGAAAACAGCCAACACGACTAACTGGCCTTACCTTGAAGTTAACCCTGATGTAACGGACGGTGCGGGCGGTACGCTCCCCTTGCCACAACGCGCGCAACCCCCTATGGCGTCAAGTGGCTTGCTGCAAGCCAAAGCGGGTGCTAGCGACGATATTAAGTCAACAACAGGGCAATATGACTCTAGCCTTGGGCAAACGTCCAATGAGCGTTCTGGCAAGGCTATCATGGCGCGTGAGCGTCAGGCTGACACCGGCACTTATCACTACGTTGATAACTTGGCGCGCGCGGTACGCCACATAACGCGCCAAATTATTGGCTTAGTGCCTAAGATTTACGACACGCAGCGCGTGGCGCGCATCATGGGTGAGGATGGCGAACCTGATTCAGCCAAGATCGACCCTAATCAGCAAGAGCCGGTTAAGAAAATAGTTGACCAAAACGGTATAGAAATAGACAAGATTTACAACCCTAGTGTCGGCACTTACGACGTGATGGTCACGACCGGCCCAAGCTACATGACCAAACGCCAAGAGGCGTTGGAATCTATGGGTCAATTGCTGCAAGGCAACCCACAATTGTGGTCGGTTGCGGGCGATCTGTTCATTAAGAACATGGATTGGCCTGGTGCTCAAGAAATGGCTAAACGCTTTGCCAAGACCATTGATCCTAAGTTGATGGACGACGGTGACAAAGACCCAGCCTTGCAAGCCGCCGAGCAACAGATGCAAGCAATGGCTAAAGAGATGGAGCAGATGCACACCATGCTGCAAAACGTGTCTAAGTCTATGGAAGTCCAAGAGTCTGAGCGCAAAGACTATGAGGCGCAGATCAAAGCGTTCGACGCTGAAACCAAGCGTATCTCAGCCGTTCAAGCCGGTATGACTTTTGAGCAAATCCAAGACATTGTGATGGGTACGGTTGCAGCCGCAATGGATACGGGTGATCTGATTGGTGGCGCCCCACAGCGTCAGCAGTTTGAGATGCCGCCTGACCAAGGCATGATGCCGCCTGAAGAGATGATGCCACCCGATCAGATGCAGCCCCCAATGATGGAGCAACCACAATGATTACGCAAGAATTAGCGCATGAATTGTTTGAGTATCGCAACGGCGAACTTTATTGGAAAATAAAATCTTGCCGCCGCGATCCTATTGGGTCAAAGGCTGGTTATTTTGATTTAGCAAGAGGATACACAACTATACATTACGAAAGAAAACGGTATTATTTGCACAGATTAATTTTTTTAATGCATCATGGTTTTTTGCCTGTTGAAATTGACCATATTGATACTGATAGAACAAACAACAAAATAGAAAATTTACGCGTTTGTTCGCGCAGTCAAAATGGTTCTAATAGACCCGCGCAAAGCAATAGCAAATCTGGCATAAAAAATGTTTCTTGGTCAAAAGCACGAAACAAATGGACTGTTTTTATAAAATCTAACAATAAACAAAAAAATATTGGCGGTTTTGATGATTTAGAATTGGCTGAATTAGTTTCTATTATGGCAAGAGAGAAATACCACGGGACGTATGCAAATCATGGTTAAATGCGCAGAATTTATAGGTATGTTTTTCTTAGCGCGCGATGTTGTTCATAGCGTACATCTAAACACACGCAGCTATTCCAAGCACAAAGCGTTGCAAAAGTTCTATGAGAACATCATTGATTTGGCTGATTCGTTTGCTGAAGCCTATCAAGGTCGGCACGGTTTGATCGGTGCAATTACTTTGCAATCGTCTAAGAAGACGGCTAATGTAACCGAGTTCTTGGAAGATCAACTTGATGATATTGAAAAATATCGTTACGAAATTTGCGGCAAAGATGATTCAGCTTTGCAGAATTTAATTGACGGAATTGTTGAACTTTATCTCTCCACCCTCTACCGACTTAAATTCCTTTCGTAAGGCATATCATGGCAAATTACACCTACATCACGGCGTCTAAACAGATCAAAGTTGGTCAAGGCAAACTTAAAGGCATCTTTGTCAGTTCTGCCTCGGCCACGCCTACAATCACTATTTATGACGTGCAGACCGGCACCACCACCACAATGGTCGGTGTGTTTACGCCAGTTGCGGCTACCTACTACCCTTTTGGTCAATACGACGGAGCCTTTTTTAATAACGGCTTAAACGTGGTGATTAGCGGTACGGTTGCTGCAACTGTCATCTACGAATAGAGGATTGCCATGAGCCGCTTAATTTTTGATGCCAATACATTAGGCGGCACGACTACGTTGTCGTCTGAAGATGCAGTTGGCAACTTTACAATTGATGTGCCCGCTGTAACAGGCACTATGCTTATCCCCGCAACTGTCGGGCTTGCTAACCAAGTATTAACGTCTAACGCCACCGCTGCGCCCACTTGGGCATACCTAGCCGGTACGGGTACGGTCACATCAATTAACGGTTCGGGCGGCACTACGGGTCTGACCTTAACGGGTGGCCCGATTACTGTAAGCGGCACGTTGACCCTTGGCGGCACGTTAATAGCGGTCAATGGTGGTACGGGTCAAAGTTCGTATGTGGTGGGCGATGTTTTATACGCTTCATCCACAACTGCCTTGTCTAAGTTAACTATTGGCACCGCTGGTCAAGTGTTGACCGTGACTGCCGGTATTCCTTCTTGGGCAACACCTACGACCGGTACGGTCACGTCTGTTAGCTTTACCGGCGGTGTAGTTTCGGTTGCTACCGCAACCACCACACCCGCCTTAACCATTGCCGGTACTTCAGGCGGCGTACCTTACTTCTCAAGTGCTACAACGTGGGCAACTTCGGCGGCTTTGGCAGCTAACGCTTTGGTCATTGGCGGCGGCGCAGGTGTTGCACCTTCTACTATTACTACCGGCACAGGCGTTGTGACGGCGCTCGGCGTTAACGTCGGTTCAGCCGGTGCTTTGATTACCTTTAACGGCGCATTAGGCACACCATCTAGCGGTACAGTCACCAACTTGACCGGCACAGCAAGTATCAACATTAACGGCACGGTGGGGGCGACAACGCCTGGCACAGGCGCATTCACAACCCTCACGTCATCGACTAGCTTTACGCCCACGGCTTACACCGAAACTGTTGTTGCAAGCGGCACGGTTGGTGCGTCTGCCACCTTGGCGATTACAGCCGGTACGATCTTGACGGCTACGTTGACTTCTGCCACACCTTGTACGTTCACAATGCCAACAGCTACCGCCGGTAAGTCGTTTACCTTGTTGCTCAAGCAACCCGCAGCGGGCTCGGCTACAACGGCAACCTTTACAAGCGTTAAGTGGAACTCAAGCGGCGCACCAACTATTACTGCCACGCTTGGTAAGTTGGATATCCTTGCCTTTGTTGCCGACGGCACAAACTGGTACGGCACAGCTTCACAAGGGTACACCTACTAATGTTTGCTTACCACACCCTCTTTCAAGCCATGTTTGGCTCTGCGTCGGTTACCGCAACGTATCTCGTTGTGGCGGGCGGAGGTGGGGGCAGTTCATGGCCTAATGCGGGCGGTGCAGGTGGGTTGCTTACTTCTACAACAACTTTACTTACAACATCTTCCTACACAATTACTGTGGGCGCGGGGGGAGCAGCGGGCGGCGTAACCCCATCAACTGCGTCAGGAACAACGGGTAGCAACTCTGTTATTTCAGGCGTTGCTACTGCAACGGGCGGCGGTTTTGGTTGCTTTAGTAATGGCGCTGGAGGTGCTGGAGGTTCAGGTGGTGGCGGTGGCACAGCAGGCGCAGGAACATCCGGTCAAGGCTTTGCAGGCGGCGTTCAATCTACTACGCTTTATTACGGTGGCGGTGCTGGTGGCGGTGCAAGTGCGGTAGGTGGAAATGGCTCTAGTACAGTCGGCGGCACAGGCGGTGCGGGTACTGCTTCATCCATATCAGGTTCTTCCGTAACTTATGCCGGTGGTGGCGGTGGGGGAACATTTGATGCTGGTACGGCGGGCGCAGGCGGGGCAGGCGGAGGTGGTGGAGGGTCGTCAGTAAATGGCGTTGCTACCGCAGGAACCGCAAACCGAGGCGGAGGCGGAGGCGGCGGTCACCAAGATAACGTAGGAACTTGTTATGGCGGAGGCTCGGGCGGCTCAGGCGTAGTCATTATTTCGTATGCCGGATCGCAAGTATTTGCAGGCGGCACGGTTACGACATCAGGTGGAAATACCATCCATACGTTTACTTCGTCAGGTACTCTTGCGTCTGGCTATGTCGTTTCGTATTTAGCTATTGCCGGTGGTGGATCAGGCGGCGGTAGAAACGGAGGCGGTGGAGGCGGTGCTGGTGGTTTACTTACTTCTACAACCGTACTTGTACCATTAACCGTTTATACAATTACGGTGGGCGCAGGTGGAGCAGCATCTCCTGCAAATAGCGGTGCGTCAGGAAGCGTAGGTTCAAACTCAAGCATTTCTTCTATAGGTGTAACGGCAAGTGGCGGCGGTTTTGGCGGCAATGGAGTTCCCTCTGCTTCTAATGGCGGAACTGGTGGTTCTGGCGGCGCTGGTGGTGGTGTTGATGTTGCGCCTGCTGGTACGGGGGGCGCAGGAACTTCAGGGCAAGGCAATACCGGAGGAAATGGTGGGGTATCCGCTGGTGCAGCAAACGGCGGTGGTGGTGGTGGAGCAGGTGCAGTTGGAAACAATGGAAGCGTATCTGCACCTTTTACTGGAACGGGCGGGGCAGGTTTAGCTTCATCAATTACGGGTTCTTCTGTTAATTATGCAGGCGGCGGAGGAGGCGGAAGTGGCTCAAGTGCAGGTTTAGTTGGTGGTACAGGTGGTGGCGGTACAGGCGGAACAGATACAACAAGTACAAATTTAGCCCCCACAGCAGGAACAGTTAACACGGGCGGCGGCGGAGGAGGTGTTGGTGGATACACTTCAACATTTGCGTCCGGTGCCGGTGGTTCAGGCGTAGTCATCCTGTCTATCCCAACTGCCAAATACACCGGCACAACGACAGGCTCGCCCACAGTTACAACTAGCGGTTCAAACACAATATTGACTTATACGGCATCAGGGAGTTATACAGCATGAGTTATTTTGCAAGAGTACCTACACTTACAGATGGCAAAGGCATTGTTGATAATGTCATTGCTGCATCACAAGACTTTATTGACTCCGGTGCCGAAGGTGGGCCAAGTATGTGGTGGCAAACCTCATACAACACCCGAGGCAACGTGCATTACGGTCAAGACGGTCAGCCTGATGGTGGTATTGCGTTACGCGCAAATTACGCCGGTATTGGCTACACGCTTGATACGACTGTTGTGCAAGATGGTGTGGTCGGTGTGTTTTACGCGCCACAACCTTACCCATCATGGGTTTTGAACACGCAAACATACTATTGGGAAGCACCTGTACCCTACCCTTCAACCGGTGGCCCATACACTTGGGATGAAGCAACTCAATCATGGGTACTTGTGCCGCCCCCAGCTAAGTAATATACTAATCGTACTGGTGCGAACCACCAGGACTCCTCGGAGTTACAAATGTCAGACGAAGTAAGCCAAGCGGAAGTGCCCGCGCCGACACCGGAAGTTACGGCAGAACCGGTTGTTGAAGTATCTGCGCCGGAAGTACCCGAAGCAGCACCTAAGACCTTCTCACAAGAGGAATTAGACGCAGCCATCGGCAAGCGGCTCGCACGCGAGCAGCGAAAGTGGGAAAGGGAACGAGTTCAACCTGTTGTGCAGCAAGCACCGGTTACGCCCGAGCAATTTGCTTCAAACGAAGATTATGTCGAAGCCTTGGCTGATCAACGTGCGGAGCAAAAGATTGCCGAGCGAGAACAGCGCAGACAACAAGCTGAAATACTTGAAACCTATCACGACAAGGAAGAGGAAGTTCGTGCGAAGTATGATGACTTTGAACAAGTCGCCTACAATCCGAATTTGCCAATTACTACCGTGATGGCCCAATCTATTCAGGCCTCGGACAATGGCCCCGAAGTGGCTTACCACTTAGGTGCAAACCCCCGAGAAGCGGAACGGATTTCACGTCTTTCGCCTATCATGCAAGCCAAAGAGATCGGAAAGATTGAGGCTCAGTTAACCGCAAACCCACCGATTAAAAAGACTTCAAACGCGCCAGCGCCTATTTCACCTGTTTCAGCCCGTACGACCGGTTCACCGGCATACGATACGACTGATCCACGCTCTATTAAGTCAATGTCTACTTCCGAGTGGATTGAGGCAGAAAGAGCAAGACAGGTAAGGAAGCACGAAGCGCGTAACCTCCGCTAACTTATTTTAGGAAATTATCATGGCAAATAGCATTCTAACCATCGATATGATCACACGGAAGTGCCTCGAAATTCTCGAGAACAACTTGGTGATCAGTCGCAACGTCAATCGTCAGTACGACGATTCCTTCGCCATTGAAGGCGCAAAAATCGGTTCAACTCTGCGTATTCGTTTACCTGACCGCGCGTTGGTGACCGACGGTGCCGCCTTGCAAGTGCAAGACGACAACGAGCAATACACAACTTTGGCTGTTGCAAGTCAAAAGCACATCGGCGTGAACTTCACCTCTGCCGAACTCACCATGCAATTGGATGATTTTGCAGAACGTGTTCTCAAGCCTCGCGTATCGCAATTGGCATCAAGCGTTGACGCTGACGTAGCTTCTGTCTACAAAAGCATTTACAACGCAGTTGGCACTCCTGGCACGACTCCTTCGACTTCTGCTGTTCTGCTTGCAGCACAACAGAAACTCAACGAGTTTGCTACCCCCATGAGCCCACGTTATGCGACTGTTAACCCAGCCGCCAACGCCGGTTTGGTCGAGGGCTTGAAAGGTCTGTTTAACCCAACTGGTACTATCAGCCGTCAGTTCAAAAACGGTATGATGGGCGAAGGCGTATTGGGCTTAGATGAGATCAATATGTCGCAGTCGATTGTTCAGCACACAACTGGTGTTACACCAACTGCGCCAATCGTAGCAACTGCGGTGTCTACTCAAGGCGCAACCTCGCTTGCCATCAGTTTTACTAGCGGCTCACCCACGTTCAAGATTGGTGACGTGTTCACCATTGCTAGCGTGTATGCAGTCAACCCACAAACCCGTCAAACAACTGGCTCTTTGCAGCAATTTGTCGTAACTGCTGACGTAACTGTTTCGTCAACAACTACAGCAACGCTGTCAATTCAACCACCTATTTATACGTCTACTAACGCTTTGGCTACTGTGGATTCGTTCCCTGCCGCCAGCGCTGTGTTGACGTTCTTGGGTGGATCGGCAACAGCTTACCCGCAAAACTTGATCTATCACAAAGATGCGATCACGTTAGCGACTGCTGACTTGCTGTTGCCACAGGGTGTTGACATGGCTTCACGCCAAGTGCATAACGGTATTTCGTTGCGTATCGTGCGTCAGTACGATATTAACAACGACCGTATGCCTTGCCGTGTGGACGTCTTGTACGGTTTTGCAGCCATTCGTCCGGTTACCGCCGTGCGTTTGTGGGGCTAAACAGAGTGGGGGCGTAAGCCCCTTCTTCTAAACTTTTTAAAGGAATTTCATCATGGCACTTCCAAATGGCGCAGGCGGCTATCAGCTTGGCGACGGTAATCTTACCGAGGTTATCCTCGGAACTCAATCAACACCTACAGCTAAAACAGCAGCGGCCACTCTGACCGCTGCTGAATTAGCAACCGGTATCATCACTTACACCGGCGCAGCCGTGGCCTTGACCATGCCCTTGGGTACTGATCTTGACGCAGCTTTCGGTAGCATGAAAGTCAACAGTTCGTTTGACTTTTTCATTATCAACACGGGCGCAACTAACGCTGCAACCGTAACCGCAAACACCGGCGTTACCTTGGTTGGTACTGCTGCTGTTTCGGCTGCAACATCAGCTAATTGGCGTGTTCGCAAGACCGCTGACGCAACTTACGTCGCTTACCGCGTTGCAGGTTAATGCGTAGAGGGGCGGGCGATCCTCGCCCCTCGCACTAGGATTCTAAATGCACATTTACCTCAAGCACCCCGTACACGGCAACAAAGTGGCAATTTCCAATTTGGAAGCCGAAAATGACGTTAAAAACGGGTGGGAAGTATATAATTTAGACGCGCCGGCCGAAGAGGTTGCGCCTGTGAATGAGCTAAAACGACGTCGTAAAACGGAGTAAGTATGACCACAACCACAGCCGGTGATCAAATCAATGGGGCGTTACGCCTAATCGGTCAACTGGCTGAAGGTGAAGAACCGTCGGCTGCGACCGCTAATGACGCGTTAATGGCACTCAATCAGATGATTGACTCATGGAACACCGAGCGCTTGTCGGTGTTTTCAACGCAAGACCAAGTCTTCTCTTGGTTACCAAACTTTGCTACCCGTACGCTTGGCCCCACGGGCGACTTTGTAGGCAACCGCCCTATTCTGATAGATGACTCGACTTACTTCCGCGATGCGTCTTCGGGCATTTCGTTTGGCATTAAGCTAATCAATCAGCAGCAGTATGACGGCATTGCGGTTAAGACCGTGACGTCCACCTACCCGCAAGTTATGTTTGTTAACATGAATTACCCCGACATTACGATGACCGTCTATCCGGTGCCTACCAAGGTGTTGGAATGGCATATTATATCGGTCGAAGAATTGACTACTGCTGCGTTGTTGTCTACGCCCTTGACGTTCCCCCCAGGCTATCTTCGGGCATTCCGTTACAACTTGGCCTGTGAGATTGCACCTGAGTTTGGTGTTGAACCCTCACCCCAAGTGTCGCGCATTGCCATGTACTCTAAGCGCAACTTAAAACGCATCAACAACCCCGACGATATTATGTCGCTGCCGTATTCAATTGTTGCAACGCGTCAACGCTTCAACATCTTTGCGGGCAACTATTAATGAAGTCGCCCATCCTTGGTTCAGCCTATGTGACGCGCAGCATTAACGCGGCCAACAATCGCATGGTCAATTTGTTTCCCGAGGTGATCCCCGAGGGCGGCTTGGAACCTGCGTTTTTAAACAGGGCTCCAGGGCTTCAACTATTAGTTGCCGTGGGCACAGGCCCCGTGCGTGGGCTTTGGCAATACGGTGGTTACGGCTATGTCGTGTCAGGCAATACGCTTTATCGCATCGATAACCAATACGCCATCACCACGCTTGGCGTGGTCGCCAACGATGGCCCCGTGTCAATGGCAGATAATGGCAATCATTTGTTTGTAGCGTGTAATGGCCCAAGTTTTATTTACAACGCCACGACTACCGTGTTTGCACAGATTACGGATGTAGACTTCCCTGGCGCATTAACGGTGTCGTACCTTGACGGTTATTTTGTATTTATCGAACCCGATAGCCAGCGCGTATGGGTGACAGAATTGCTCGACCCATTGCTAGTTGACCCTCTTGATTTCGCAAGCGCCGAGGGTAGCCCCGACGGTTTAGTGTCATCTATTACCGACCATTCTGAGGTTTGGCTATTTGGCACAACCTCGGTTGAGGTTTGGTACGACGCAGCACCAGGCGCAGGCTTTCCTTTAGCGCGCATTCAAGGTGCGTTTAACGAAATTGGTTGCGCGGCAACTTTTTCGGTTGCCAAACTAGACAACGGTTTGTTTTGGTTAGGCGCAGATAATCGTGGGCAAGGTATTGTTTACCGCTCGCAAGGCTACACCGGTGTGCGTATCAGCAC